TTTTTTTTTTTTTTTTTTTTTTTTTTTTTTTTTTTTTTTCCACATGCATTAAGTGGAAACTAATCAATAATTTCAAATAAATCAACTACAGCGACTAATAGCAATCAACCATAGGTAACGACCGTAGGTTCCTCCTCCCACAAGGAACGGAAAGCAGACTCACTGTTGACAACAGTAGCGACGGCGCGCACCGCCAGGCCCACATACTCGGCACCCACGTCGTACCGAGCAGCAACAAGTGGTGGCAGAGCAGCAACATTCAACTCATCGAGGTATGCGTAACACGCATCCCGAGCTGAAACCCAGCGCTCATGCCACTTAGGATCTTCCGCCGACACGGACATAGACCACCTTGCTGCACGCTTCACAGGATCCGGCATAAACCGCACATACGCGTTCTCATCATCCACCAACAAAAAGTTCGACGCAAAATAAGGTTGGTCCGTCACGAAAGTCTTCGCACCGAGATTAAACACTTCCGCCAGCACTCGCACCGCGTTTCGATCATTGGATATGCTACGCGCGCACACCAAGGAATCGTCACCCATGAACACAGCCCAAATCACATCAGTTCCCCGGTATGCGTACGTGACACTCAACACGTTCAAAATCCCGTTCCCGAACGCAGTAGTGGCATCCCCAGACTTCCGCTGATAATCGACATGCAGGGACATACCCAAAGCCACAGACCTGATATGGGCCACCTTGTGCCCCGACAACCAGTGCTCTAGCAGGGCCTCGTTCATACCCAACTGCTGGAATACAAACGCTTCAAGCAAGTAAACGAACCTACCCTGCGACTTATCATACTTAGAAAAATCGTTCTCCAAGTATTTGCACACTCTACCAAACGGGTGGACGTTCTGAATCATCCTCTCAACCTCCTTCATATCCTTCATAAGCACCAACTTATAGTTCGGCTTCAGCAAGGAAAGGAACCGGCGCACAAGAACGCGATAGATCGAACTATACAACGCATTCAATTCCGTCTTGTGGTACACAATGACCTGTGGATCAATACGCTGAAAGATCGGCTTGCGCGTCAGATCGGGTTTGACATCTGCCTTAAGCATCATCATGTACTCGCTCACGTCCATCTGCTCCAACGCCTCACCACTCGCCTCCAACGCCTTAACAACTCTCTCCAGTTTCTTCGGGTCACTCGTAGCCGCCCACGCCCTTAGACCCTCCTCGGATAGAGCCACAGGATCCGCTTGATAACGAG